AGGTAATTCATCAAAATCATCTACATCTTTTCTTAAGCCTTCTTCAAGAGCTGTGTAATAATTAGCTCCATATTCTTGTAAAAATATACCAGCAAACCCAAGTCCTGAAATTACTGGATTACCTGTTACGGCTCCAGCTGTTCCTAAAGCTAATTGAGGTGTAGCTTCTCCTACAGTTCTAACTATGTCCGTGAAGCTTATACCATCTGCTAAATCTGCTTTATTAAATAGGCTTTGATATTTTTGTGTTTCACTAATATTTTTTAATGATTCTAAAGTTTTCTCTTCGTAGGTTTTTATTTTTTCTTTAAGAAAATTAACATGATCTTTTACTGTGCCTTTTGTAGCTCCTGTAGTGTAACCTTCCTTAACGTTATATCTACCTCCGAAATAAGAAGGAGAATCTTCAGCTGTTGTGCCTAAGTCCAACTTGTCTTGTAAAGATTTTAATTCTTTAGAATAATCTTCAAGTAGAGATTGTTCCGTGCTCAACATAGATTGCTTTACTCCTGTGCCAATATTTATTCCTCCAGAAACCACTGATTCCCAAAAATCTGGAATATAATCAGGTAATACGCGTTTTGCAGCATCTATACCTGACAAAAACTTGCTGTCATATCGTCCAAATGCTCTACTTTGCTCTTCAGCAACTTGGCCCGCAACTGTAGATAGTTGATCTACCGTATTTTTATATATAGGAGAATCTACAACAGGCGTAAGTACTAATTCTTTGTATTTTTGCTTATATTCTTCTTCTGCTAAACTAAGCTCAGCCGGGTCAGTTGTATCGTATTTTTTTTGTAAATCTTCTAAGAAGCTATCTAAAGCTGGTTTTTGCTTTTGTTCATATTTATTTACTTCTGTTTGAAGTACGGGATCAGCTTGCATAGTATTAAGTATACCAGCTTCTAATGCCGTATCAAATTCTTTTTGATCCTCAAACTTACTGAAATCTGTAGGTATATTTTTTATAAAAAGATTTTTGGCATCTTCAGTAGCCTTAGCTTCATATGAATCTGTTTCTCTATTATAAACCTGCGTTGTTAGCTTAGGCGGTTGTACCCATTTGTCAGCATACTTTTTGCGAACTTCAGGTGACATAGCACTTAAAGCTTCCCATCTACCTGTGCCGTTTAATATTTCGTTGTAAGAGTTTTGATATTCTTCAAGTTGAACATTGTATGGTTTTTCTTTAAAACCAGATCTACCTTCTTCATCAAGATAACTTCCGTAACCCGAAGAACCATTGTCCAAGCTGGATTCCGTATTTTTTGGTGCTTGATTTACCGACGGAGCAGTCGCACCCTGTACACCGTCTTTTTGCTTTTTTGGCGTTTCTTCTTCGGATACAGTAATCCCGTTTAATTCTATTAGCTTTTCTAAAGTAATATTATTACTTTCAGCTAATGCCCTTAGTTTGGCTTCATCTGCGGGGTTTCCGTCTTTAAATTTATAATCTGGCATGTTGTTTATTTAATTTTATTATTATTCTGTAAATAAAAGATTATCGTAGGCATCGGGATCTTGATTAGGTAGTGGTGGAGTAACAAGCTCAAGAGGCTCCGTTTGGGGTTGTGAGTTTCTGTTTTTCCATTTCGTATACCCTTCAACATCACCTATTTTAGAATAGCCTCCAGCTGTTGTCATTATATATCTTTGGTCTTCACCTTTTCCAACAATTTCGTAATTTGTTACTACAAGATCTTTATTTTGTTTTTTAGATGCTTTAGCTTCAAGTTTTTGTTGTGCTCTGTCATAGGAGCCCTGAGCAACCTCTTTCATAGAATTAACAACAACGTCAACCACCTCAGGTATTGAAGATGAGGGGTTATCTTCGTTAACTTCCATGGTTAAGCTTAGCTCACCTAGAAGATCGTCATCAACAATTGACATCATAGCAGAAGGGTCTTTAGAAAACTGAGCAGTAAGATTGTTTCGTAATAGATCTTCATTAGCTTGACTCATCTGAACACCTCCGTTATAATAGTTTTCGTTTTGCTTAAGTAGGTTGTTTGCTAAAGGATAGGCTTTTAATGGAGGATCTTTAAAATCATTAAATAGTAAGTTTTCTCCATTGTCATTAAATATAACTTGCCCATCTGCTCCTATCCCAAACGCTGCTTGGTTTGTGTAAATATCAGCGGCTTTCTTATTAGCTTTAATGTCTCCGTTAGATATTCTACCGCTTTGAAAATCATCTAAGTATTCTGTTTTTCTAGTTTTATATGCTTTTAATTGATCTGCTAAAGTACTAAAAGATCTCTGAACAGTGCTTAGTTGGTCTTTTAGCTCTAAATAAACCTCACTACCAGGCTTAACCCTAGCTAGTTGATTTGAAATTTCTACATAGCGGTTTTTCTCCATAGACAAAAATTTTGTCACAGTAGATTCTTCTTCTGCGTTTAAGCCTAGTAAATCAACATCGGAATTTAAAGCATCTACATAGCTGCCGACCTGCCTGTCAATTGCCGCGTTCTCTTTTTTTCTGCGGAGTTTGTTAGCTTGCAACTGCTGAAACATAGGTTGCAAAGATTTTATACTTTGGCCTACGGCTGCACCTGCATCAACAAACTTGCTGCTTGCTATACCTGCTCCTTTTATTAACGCTTCATTTACTGCCATTTTATTGTTTTTTTATTAATTACCATATAACGCTGCACTAAAGCTGCCTGGATCCTGGTTTTGTTCTAAACCACCCATAACACCCGCTGCTGCTCCTGCTACTTGACCAACTCCGCCTATTATACTTGCTGTGGCGGCGTCTTTAGCTGCATTAGCTGCGCCTAGTCTTTGTTGAGCCATCCCAAGTAAAGTCCCTGTTTTCTGGTACTCTAAGCCTCTAGCGTCTTTAGCTCCTGCTGCTGACCTCATTTGATTAGCATCAGCTGCTCTGTTTGATAGTATTTCGTTTTGTCTTTCTTGTTGACCTATTGATATGCCTGCTCTTTCAGCGTTTTGAGAACCTTGATTTGCCATAGATTGAGCTAAGGCTGCAATGCCGGAACCTCCAGCAGCGCCGGACAAACTATCCATTACATTAGCCATTTGATTTTGCTGTTGCCTAGCTGTGAAATCTGCTTGCTGAGTGTTAACTGTTAGGTCCTCCATGGTGTTATCCATGTTTGCCATTAGGTTGCTAGTGTCTAGTGCTTCGTACTGGCCTTTGAATTTTTCCATTTCTCTTTGTGCGGCACGCTGTTCTCTTTTTCTTTTTCCACTACCTATTAGTCCTCCGGCAATTCCCGCAACACCAGAGATAGCTCCCATTATTGGCATCATATCTATTAAGTTTTTATATATTATTATTACATGTTATTTGCTACTTTCAAAAACCTCTATTCCTGTTGAGAATATTTCACCGTAGCTAGTGCTTTCATTTTTTAATTTTACTACAGCATAAGCTCCGACCATAGCCCCTATGTTAGGCTCATTGTTTTTGCTAAATAGTATAAAACTAGATACCGTAGGGCGTACAGTACCAGCTGCAATATTACAGGTAATCGAGTTATCTGCTATGTTTATTGCGGTTATTGTTCCTATTTCAACAATTGTTTCACCGTTAACATCATTAGTATAATAAGCGGTGTCTCCTACTTGAGCTGAAACATTAATTGAATTTGGAAAAGTTAAAGTTATAGAAGGCATATTAATTAAATGTTAAAAAGTTATCAATGTTTATGGTACTAGCTATATCAGTTGTTCCTGTTGAAAGTATGGAATAGTTTATTAGCATCGTTATTTTGTTGGTGCTAACAGCTCCCGCTTCCTGGTACTCAAAGAAGCCTACGCTATTTATAAAAATTTCTGTACCATTCCCAGTAGTATAAGTTATATTAGTAAAAGAGTTCCTTGTAGGAAAGTTTATAACATCCGTTGAATTGTTTAATGTTCCCGTAGGGTTTTCAATTAACACAGTATAGTCATATGCTCTTAAATACGATGTACTGAATTCTTGGTCAGCAGAATATTTTGGGTTTATAGTAGGAGACGCTGTAGATCCAATAAAACCATTTGTACTTGTAATTCCAAACCCAACCGATATAGATTGATATTGGTTTAAAGTAAATACTGCAGGAGTTAAAGTAGGGCTTAGGGTCCCGCTTATAGTAACAGTATATGTTTCGGAAGACCCAGTTATTTTAGGAAATGGTATATTTAAAGAGTTAAGACCTACGCTGTTTATGGTGCTTGAATAAGAAAATATATTTACGCTCAAAGAATTTACTACATTAACAGAAAAAGCTGCTCCCTCAACTCCTCTAATATCCATCTGCTTAACTCCTCCGCTTTCAGTTAAGGAACTAACATCAATATTGTAAGAATTAACTTGAACCACGTTTGTTGCAGGTATAGGCTTAACATCCTGTGCTATATATTTTATTTTATCTGTAGTAACATCTTCCGATTTAACTAAATAATCAACTGTAATTTGAGCTGATAATCTATAGCCGTTTGCATCAAAAGAGCTTGTAGTAGATTGTTGATAGTTGGCAGGTGAGGACGTACTCACATAAGCTTGAGGTAATGAGGGTAAGTAATAACCAGCGTCTGCGGTTAAAGTTTGAACATAGCTTTGAGTTGAGTTATATGTTCCATTTAAAGACACGGTACCTGAGCTTTTATTTGCTGTTATTCTTGAATTAAGTTCTGTTTCTACAGTAACAGTGTTAAAGTAAACTTTCTGAATAACATCTCCTGTTATGCATAGCCCTAAGTCCAAAGGAGCAGCAGGCATAGTTAAGGGATTGTCAAGCGTAATATTACAAAACACATGCAAAGGAGACTCCGGGCTAACTCCTTGAACAAAAGCTACAGAAGCCACGCCTGTTGGTAGTGGTAAAATTGGATCAAATAATCCTGAAAGAAGAGCATACCCCGGTTTTGGCTGCATTTTTAAAGATACAGTTGGCCTTGTGGATGCAATATTTGTACCTGCTGTTTGGAAAAAATCTTCTCCTTCAGCGGTAAAATTTGGAAAATCTACTAAAAACATATATTATATTATTAATTAAGGGACGTAGCAAGTATTGTCTATAAATATTCTTACTTTATATTCTTCTACAGTTACATCTCCGGTTATTGTTGTTGCTCTACCAATTCCTTGAACACTAAATTCCGATGTGCTAACATTAGTATCACAATCTGAATTAAAAAAAGTTTCAAGACCTTTTATATAGTTAAAATTCTTATTTTCTTTAGTTATAAATTCTTTTATATACCCTTCTTGCATGTCAGTAACAATAGCTTGAGCATACCATCCTTCTTTGTTAGCTGGAACAGATTGAGATATTGGCGTTAAATTGCCTGCTACTATCTGAGCTATAGAATAATCAACTCCATTTCCTGTAGAATATACATAATTTCTAGGACGTGATCCAACATAATCCAATGCTTTAAACCCTTTAACAACGGTTGGCCCGTCATTAAATATAGTGGTCATCGTACTAAAATATTGTACACCATAAAAATTGTTGTAAGTTTCATTTTCAGCATGAATCCAAAGTAATCCATTTTTAAAAGTGTAATAGTTGTTATTTATAGACACTCCAGCTTCAGGTATAAAGGACTTTCTAGATTCCCATCCTTTAGTGCCTTCTGCAAACGAAACAGTAGTTTCTGTTACCTTAGGATCTCCAATATCTAAATCATCATCACAATCAGTTCTGTCTACAATGCCTTCTGCTAATTTTTCCTGCCATTCCGCTGAAAGCGTATTTAATGACAAATTGTACAGCTGGCTATCTTCGTCGTAAGTTCCAATAATACGATTGTTTAACTTTAAGTTATCCGCAAAGAAATCAGCAAGACCAACGTTCGATATTTCCGTTAATCCGTCTCTTGACAATCTCATTACAGATCCTCTACTTTTATCTGCAAAATATGCTCTAAATCCAAAGAACGCAAAACTCTCCGGGTTTGTGCTAATACCAAACTCACCTACATAAGGTACGGCTTGACCAAGAACATTAGTGTTTCCTGTAATATTAGTATTTCCGTCTGCGTTATACAAAGCATCTTTATTAGCTAATACTCTAAAGCACTTATCCTCGCATAAAGTTATAAGATCAGTATCTCTACTGTAGAGCTTTTGAATGCTTCCATATATCGGATTTAATTCTTTAGTGATAGGTAGTGCTTGTATAAACTGATTAAGCCTATTGACGCCCGCTGTCGAGTTAAATATTTGTGAGAATATAAAACCATTAGAACGAACTTCTTCTTCATAAGGTTCGTCTAAAACAGTCGACACTTTAGCTCCTTTACCAATTTCAAAAGCATTGAAATCATCCCTTATTCTATTTGATTCTACGCCATTGGCAAAACCAAAAGAATTAAACCAAGGCAACCTATGTGTTTCACTGTATTGAGAAATCGGTATTGCGTCGGACGCTTCGTAGTAAAGATTAAGGTCTAAAGATTCGTCTGGCTCTGTTTCGAATATCGCAGGATCTTCATCTACTCTTCTGTCCCCTGTAGCTTGAACTAAAACAATCATTTCAATGTCAATTCTACCTGTGGGATTTTCAGGGTCTGTTCTGTCTATAGGAAGGTATTGCTGCCCCTCAACTTCAAACGATGTCTGAGTGTACGGTAAAGGGTCATAAGATCCAGCGGGTCTATTATTATAATTTATAATATTGTACATTGCATAAGCGTTTACAGGATGTCGCAGTCTTTTGTCAAACAAAAGTCCCCAGAAATGAGTCTGCCAGCCTGTTTGAAACCCGCTTTCTACAATAGTATACTCTGTATCGTGATTACTAAAACGAATTTTAGTACCAGCTACTAAATTTTTTGCAATCCCTTTAAACCCTCCTGTGCCAGTAAATTGCCCATCTATTCTTCTTCCTATATGAACGTCCCAAGGTTTTCCAGAAGATGGTGCTCTCATGTTTAAGCCGGTTTTAACTTTATTACTATCACCTCCCTGGAAATCAGTAGGTCTTCCTCTGTAAAACCCAAGAATGGGGCTTTGGCCTTTAAAGCTTTTAATGCCTGTAATATTGCTAAATCTACCTGAGGGACCACCGTCTCCCCAAATAGCTAAATCTTCAACGGGCTGTCCTCCAATTGACTCACTTTGATCGCTTAATCCTCCAAAAGTCCAAGGCGCATTAATATTTGAGTAGCCCTCGTCATCTACAAATCCTGCAGAGGGTCCCATTCCGCCTCCGGTAAAATACCAGCCATCATTATAGGATTGGTTATTAGTATTAGCGTTGCCTAGAATTGCGTCACTATTAAAAAAATTTGAGCCAGTCCCCAGCCCTTCAATTCTACCAGCAGTATCGAGGCGTCCATTATACCAGTTGGCTGGCTGATTATTAAAAGTAGCAGCGGCTCCTTCTGTAAATGAACTAGTACCTAAAAAAGAACTTGTAAGCGTTGAATTTGATTCAAGTCTAGCAAAAAATCTACCTTTAAACTCTTCATAAGTTTCAATCTTAGCACGTTCCGATATTTCTGTTGTTATAGGCAAATTAAGTAATGACTGCTCATCCCCAGGGGTGGCATATAAGAAATTAACATCTGACCCAAACTTAGGAAAAACAGTAAGCAGCCACGACCCACTAACTTGGTTAAGCTCATCTATTCGGTAATATTGAGAAAAAACTCCATCTTTAATAAACCTAACGTAATTACCTCTTTGTGTGCCGTTGTCATTTGTAAACGGGGATGAGCTGCCTCCCGCTATTGAAAACACATTAGAACCTTCTACAGGTGTATTACCGTAAACTAATTCAGTAGCTGTTCCATCGAAAGGAAAAGCCGCGGAAAACCCATGGTTGTCAGCATGTAAGATATCATACCTAAAAGAAATATCCGCAGGGGGCTCTGTTTCTATAGCAAGAACTTTATATCTGTTGTCTGAAGTTTGCACAGCTGATGATTCACCGTGTGTCTTTTTAAGTATAATGTGATCCCCAACTTCAAACTTATTAACCTCTGAAGACGGAAACGATACCCAAGCGCTATATCCATCTGGAGATAAATACATTTGGTCAGCTACAGCGTTATAGTATGGCAATGTAGGATCTTTTATAAAGAACTTAAAATATTCAAACATTTCGCTACCGTCTGCGTTTCTAGGTGAAATACCATTCATACCGGCTGTTAAAAAAAACTTACCGTCGCTATTTTCTATAGTAGACCCAACAACGGCTTTTTCGTTTGAAAAAACGGGAGTTTCTCTTCCGTATTTATCTTTAAAAACAATACCAAACTGGTATGTTCTAAGGGATTTTATTGTAGGGTATGGCTCTTGAACTTGATAAGAACTAGAAAACGGTTCTTCATTAAGCATTGTTTTTGTAGTGTCAAAAGTAAAGGTATCATCTACCGTATAGTTTTGAGTGTAATTTCCGTAAACTATTCTGTTACCAATTACCTCTTGGGCAAGGGCTTTTTTAGGAACATTATCCCAAGGTCTTAACAATTGATTTGTTTCAACCGCTCCTCTTACAATTTCAGAAGTTATTTCTAATCCATAGCCAGTATTTTCTATAGTAGTTGTTAATGGAAAAGTAGGTATACTAGTGATTAATGAGTTTTCTGTATGATAAAAAACCCCTGTAGCTCCTGGAGCAAGTGAAGTAACAATATTATTTCCCGCTATTGTAACATAGCTTACAGATAAATAGTTGGGTTCATCTGGAGAAACTGTTATTGTAGTTTTCTGATTTGTATCACCTAAATCAGATCGATTTATAGATTTTACTGTATATACAGTTGTGTTGTGGGTTTCTTTAAAGAGCACTTCTACTTTAGAAGCATTTAATGGCAAATCTTTACCAAAGAACACATCCACTTTCTTAAGATCGTTTAGCATGCCTTTATTATACCCAGTGTAAGATTCAAAATCATATTTTTGAGGCAAAAAAGCTACTTTAGAAAAAGGAGAAAATGGGGATATTTGGTTGTTGTCGTATACATATCTGTAAGCATAAGTTACAAACTTTTTTTCAAAAAGCGTTTTTTCACCTACAAGTTCAACTTCCCATAATTGTAATAGATCTAAAACAAAGTTAGATTGCTGTTCCCCGCCGCTTCCTATACTCTTAAATTGAAAATCATAATTATAACCCCCTGAGGAGTCTTCATATTCAGTGGTTACAATAAAGTTAGCATAAACAACAAGATCCCCACCTCCAGAATTAGGAGTTGTAGCATAAGCAAGAACTCTATCTCCTGCTTGATATTCTGCTGGGGAATCTAATAACACAGTAATTATAGTGTCGGGAGCAATACTTAGTACGTTGTTACCTGTAGGAGGAGTACCGGGAATGCCGGCTAAATTGTAGCTAAACGAGCTGTCTACGGGCCTTGATCTTAAAGTATTATACATTCCTAATTCAGGAGCATACAATGGGCCTATACTAGCAACTGTTGTATCCTTTTCAGTCATAACAAAGCTTAATATTCCATCGCTAAAAGCCGTTTGAGTTACAAAGTCGTTTGTACCCGCTTTAAACTTTTCAATACTAATTTGTTTTGGCTCAGTTTGATTATCTGTCCATATTAAATACCCTTGCAATAGGTTTATACCGGTTACAAGGTAACTTTCACTAAAATTTAAAAAATTACTAATAGACTTATCTTCAACTAAAACTGGAACAGTAACTTTTGTTTTTAGATCGTACTCAGCAATGCAATTGTAGTCATCTGATCCAACTATCCAATAAATCTTATCATTGGTATCGTCAGCAATGCTACCAACGCAAAAAGCATTAGTGTATTCTGATATATAAGTAGACGCATTCCATTCAATCAAAGACTGTGTGGACGTGTTGTAGCTTGAATTTTTTAACTCTAAATTACCTTTTAGCAGCTGCAAAGAACCTATGTCAGATCCCTCCGAACTTGAAAGGTCTAGGTTTAATGCGTCTCTATACTCGCCGTTTGGAAGTAGTCTTTCATCAAGGTCTTTGTTCATTCGACCACTTGTGAAAGTGCGTAAAAATTCAGCCATATTTTAGTGTTTTATTTGCTTAGATTTATTTCTCATTACTTGAGTAATCTCTTCTAGCTTTATACTGGATAATCTTAATTTAGCATTTCTTCTTGCTACTGCGGCTTCTTTTTTAAATCTAGCCACTATATATTCTTGTACATTTGCTCTTGTAGCTAATATAGCGTGAGCAATATGTTTGTACATAGCTTCTTCTGCAAATTTATGTACTACCATTTCTTCTTCAGTACCCAAGCCATCGCTTATGTATTTTAAAGTAACTACTCTACCAATCATATCTCCGCTAAAGTGTATGATGCCTTTTATTTGATCTATGTAGAATACTCCATTAGCTTGAGCATATTCAGGCGTTAATCCATACCTTCTGCCTAAGCCGCTACGTTCTAATATGTCATTATTATTTACATTTTCAAGATCTGCACCACGTCCTGTCGTGTCATCTTTGAACCTTTTAGAAGTCTCAGATTCTTGAGCGTATATAATATCGCCATTTTCGTCAAATAAATACTCGTACTGATTGTCTTGCAAAACAGGTAATGGGTCACTCGTATTTCTTGTAGGATATATAATCCTTTCAATTCCGTCTTGACCTACCCAGCTCACTTTAACATACTGTACATAATCCTGTGGAAGTATCATATACAAGGTTGGAGGTATTTCAATTTCCAATGCTTTTGTAGAAGGCAAAGTGTCAAAGCTTAACTCTTGGATTCCACGCTGAGCATGAAAAGCCACATCGGTTCTTTTTATTTTACTTATAATTTTATCCTCACCTACATAGGCAATCATAAAATTGTTTATAAGATCTTTGATTTTAATAAACTGATATCCGCCATAATCTTCGTCAAAGCTATTCCATACGCTATCAGGGCCTTCGTAGTACTGTTCGTTTGTTTGATTAAGTAATGCCATTTATTATGATTTTTCTAATTGTGTTTGTTTTTCTTCCTCTGAAGCTACTATCTGATATAGTCCAGGATCACTCATTAATATACCGGAAAGTTCTAGTATTTTTAAAACTAAAGTAGTTTCTTCTGAAGGATGCAATGGAAAATCAACAGAGGCGGTAGCATCATATAAAGCTTCTCCAAACACCATTTGATAAGCCCAAGAAACAGTAGCTGGTTTGCTTATGTAATTGCAACTTACATTTGTAATAATTTCGGTATCACCAAAAACTTGCACTTCGTTTCCTCTATATGTGTATATAGGTCTTGTGTTTGTTGGTTTTGTTAATGGAGACAAATTAATATATAAGAATTCTTTTTTATTAATTAGTTCCGCTTCAATAAGCGCGGTAGATTGCACGCCAAAAGCATCAGTTGTAATGTTTGAATATATAACAGAACCTAGCCTGTACATACCTGATGGTAATGTAAAGCTACTAGTGCCGTAAACTAAGGGGTCTGTTTGTTCAAATATTTGTATTTTTTCTTCAAGTATATTTAGCATGTCGGAGTACTCCGTGTCGTTTCCGTGGAGTCTTCCAAATTGATTTATATCATAAAAGTACTGCTCAAAAATACTTAATTGTGCTTGATTTGCAAACAAGTTAAATTCCTGAGGAGTAACATATCCTCTTTGTTCTTTATTGAGTATACCTAATACTCTTTGATAAACAGTGTCTACACTTACAGCCATATTTTTTTATTTATTTATAGTAATTAGGCCACCCTTAAAGCGGCCTAGCTACTATAATAGGTGACTAATTTAGTCTTTTAATTATGTTTTTGTAAACTTCCATTCCTTCATCAGTCTTAAAGTAAGCAGCTAAAGCTGAATACGGGTGCTCATCAAACGGAACAGTCATTAGTTTTCTATCAGTATCGCCAAATGTAAATGTTCTTTGATCCGGTGATAGTTTAATTATTCTAGCTTCAGTAGCTTTAACTCCAATGTTTCTTAATTGTACATTTTCGTCATTTGCTAGTTCTAAGAACAATACAGGGTTACGCTTAGCGTATATAAGTAAATCTCTTTTTAGTTCACTAGACGTTAGTGTGTTGACTTTTGAGCCAAACTCTACTCTTAGTACAGCTTCAGCATCTTCAATTTCCATTACTTTAGCAGTATTTAAAGCTTCCAGCTCTAATTCAATCCAATCAATTTCGTCGCTAGCAACTTCTTCTGGCTTGTATTCTGAATAAAATTCATTTAAGTAAGGGTGATATAAAGATAGTAGTTTTTGCAGATTTTGTTTTTCTTTTTCTACAAGCAAAGATCCCTCTCTGAAAACAACTCTACCTAATGTAGCACTTCCTTTTTGTTCATCAACAAACGGCGAATTTTGATTAGTAGCGTATCTAAGTTCTCTTTGTATTCCGGTTTTTTCATCAAACCATAATAAAGATCTTTTTGCACTATGTCTAGTTGGAACAGAAAATATTAAAGGTCTTTTTTGTCCTTTTAATACGTATAACCTGTCCTTAATTTCCCACGTTGGTTTTGTGGTTTGTACTTTAGTAGCAACTCTTGTTTCTACATATTCCTGAGGAGCAACCTCAACTTGCTTTGCTTTAGCTTGTTTAGCCATGATATAATATAATTAAATAATTGATAAAAAGTAATAGTTACCCCCGTCAATACAACGAGGGTAAAAATTACAGTAATTTACTATGCTTGCGTTGATTTCAACATTACAAAGTTGTTAGCAGCTTGAACACATAAACATCTTTCAGATAAGAAATGTACATTCATTTCATCAACATCAGATGTAAAGTTTCCACCAACAGAACCAGTAACCCAAGATTTCATACGTCTGTCATCAGCTTCTGAAGCTCGGTAACGGATATGTAAGAAAGGTCTTGAGATGTTAGAACCTAATTGCTGATCGTAAACAGTAGATACTCCAGCTGGAACAATAATACCATCTACATCTTGTGTAAGTCCACGAGTAGTAGAATCGTTTAAGTATTTCCAGTCAGTCTTATAGAAATCGTAAGATCCACGACGGAATCCAGAGAATCCTAAGTTCAGCGCCATATCTTCAGAGTTTTCGAATACACCGTAAGATGTTCCACCTGCTCCATAAGAATTTTGCTGTGCGATCATATTGTCAATTGATAAAGCAGTTGAACGATTTAAGAAAAGCATGTTCTCTTCAATAGCTCCTTGCTTATCAAGCTCACTTAAGATAGCGTCAAATTCAGCAATACCTTCTCCAGCAAGTGTACCGTCAAAGTTTGCGTCGTTATAAACTAAACCTCTAGTTTCTACAGCAGCAAATAAACCTTCAGATCCAGCGTTAGCTCCAAGAGGAGTTCCAGCTACTGGAGTGATAGCGGCAGATCCAGCTGCAGCTTTTTCAGCTTCAATCATAGACATTTCTAATTGATCTTCAAAACGTAGTCTAGCTTCGTGCTCAGACTTTAGGTACCATAAGTATCCTCCAGTTCCAGCTTCAGTAGTTACTTCAACCCATCCAATTTGAGCAACGTCAGAACCATTTACGGTATAACGATCTCTTAAAATGATTGGCTTGTTTGAAAACGGTGTAAATGATGCATCTACAGAATTACCTGCTTGTGCAGCTCCAGCTCCGCCAGAACCTTTAGCATACTCAGATCCGTAAATAAATACTTTTACATTATCAATTTGAACGCCAGTAGTACCTAGTTCAGTTAAATCTGCGCCTGAATAAGGAGCAACACTTACAATTTGGTTTCCACCAGAAGCGGCGCCAACAGATACGATATAAGCTTTTACTGTTTTATATCCAGTAGAAAGCGCTATAGTTTGTCCTCCTAAAGCTCTAAGCAATCCAGCTTCAGCTTCAGGTAAAGTTAATTCATTAACACTTGGGTTAACAATAACACCGTCGTCAAATGCAATGTGTAATCTTCCTTGCTCTGACCAAGTTACTGTATCAGAAGCCATAGGCATCTCAGCTCCTACCATACGTAAAAATCCAGAGATCGTACGGTTTCCGTAACGCTCTACTTCTTTTTCGTACACTTCCGGTAAGAATTGTTTTGTAAAGTTAAAGTCATTTCCTGCAATAGACAGGTAATTGTCACCAAACAATCCTTTTACAGGACGTGGAGTTAAGTGACTTAAGTTTGCCAATGTACTTGGCGATGTTGCAAAACTCATAATTTTTAAATTTTAAATTTGTTATTTTCTAATTTTTACTTTAAATTGAGAAACATCTTCACCGTTAACTGCTTTTACTGACCATCCGTTAGAAGCGGTAACTTTTTCATGAACCCCTCTCGGCTTCATATCAACGTTCTTAGTTCTAGCCATACTTTCTTTCATTGCATCGGCTTTGCCTTGCTCATAAAAGTGTTGTGCTACAGTGTCTGGATTCATAGCTGTAAATAACGATTTGTGATAACCTTTTGCGTCTCCAATTTCATTTTTGTCGTTAAGAAACTTCTTAACAAAGTTGTTGATGTCGCTTTGATTACTTTTAACCTGGTCAGCATTCTTTACATTAAAACGATACTTTTTATCTCCTACGTTGTATTCAAAACCTTTGAATTCTTCAGAAAATACAGCATCAGTCTTTTTAATAAATGATGATTTTTGTTTTTCAGCTAATTTAGTTGTTTGCTCTTGCTCTTTATTATATCGGTCAAAGAACGCAACCGCTTTTTGTTGTTCTGGATTTAATTTTGATCCAGCTTTAATTTCTTCGTAATATGTAGACTTTAGTCCATCTAAATGACTTTTAGCCTTAGCTAACTCTTCTTTGTGAGCTATCTTTTTCTTTCTTACATCTCTTTCATCGTCTAATTCTTCGTCATATGAAAAATTATCTTCCATTAAGAAATCAATTTCTTCGCTGTCTAAATGAGGCCTGCTTGATTCATAATATTCTTTAAGTAATTGAGTTTCATTTAAAGAAGAGTAATCTGTATTAAGTTTTACGTAATCTTCCAAGCTTCCGCCTGTATCATTTATAAATTCAACTACCTTCTGAATGTTTTCCGGTAATTCAATACCAGATTCTTTTTGCTCTTCAATAGCTTCTTGAATACCTTCTTGTAGGTCTTCTACTATTTCCGAAACTTCTTCATCAGTTATTTCTTCTAAAGCTTGAAATTCTTCAGGCGCTGCAACTTCTGCCACAGGCTCAATTACTTCTGCAACCTCAGGTTCAACTAATTCTGCGGGTTTTTCGCTAGTACCAGTTAGGTCTAGTTTAAATGTACCGTCTTCATCTTTTGTGGCCACTGGTCCGGTTTCCTCCGGAGCGGCCTCTGCTTGTACTTCAACTTCCGGTGCTGGTTGCACTTCCGCTAAAGGTAATCCTTCTTCTTGTTCTGTCATGATAAGATATTATATAATTGTTATTACTATTATTACCTAGGCTCAAAGGAACCTAAGTCAAATCCTCCTCCTAATATGTCATTGCCTGATGACTCAAAATTTTTAGGCGGAGTGTTATTACTTCTTTGCTCAATTAATTCACTCTGCTGCGTTCCTTGCATTTGGATTCTTTGGTCCTTTCTGTCTTCTTTTTCTATCTCATTTTTTCTTGCTGCTTCGGCGTCTATCCCGCGGAGTTGCATGTTATATTGAAATTCCACCTGCATTAATTGGATCTTAGCCTGTATCTCTTGTTGCATTTTTTGAGAATCAATCTGAGCCTCCATCTGCAATAGTTGTGCTTTTTGCTGTGTAATAACTTGATTTTTTTGTATCTCAGCTTGGGCAGCTACTTGTTGAGCTTGAGCGTTTGCTTGAGCTTGAGCCTGTATATTTTGTTGTGTTCTAATTTGATCTTTGTCAGCTTTTTGCTTTCTTCTTAGCTTTAGCAGTTGGTTAGCTAGCTTTAAATTTTTAATTTCCCTAATGTCAATAGCGTCTTCTAAATCAATCAACCCTGCAGACAAAGCTGTTTGTATGTTGTTTTCTAACATTTGCTTTTCTTCATCATCCGGAGTAAGCTCTATAAATATACCAAAGTCATATAAATGCAATTCACCCATTTCCTCCAAGGTTGCTACATTGTGGCCTCCTATTTTTTGAATGAATGCTTCTCTCGTTGGAGAATACTCTAATATATCAGAAATCCTTAATGATAAGCATTCCGCTGTTTCAGCTGTTAAAAATAAACCTCCTTGCAATATATGTCTTGTAGCAGTGTTAGAATTAGCTGCAGCAATTTTCTGTATGCCAACCAATGCCTTCGCGTCAGGAGTTGATCCGTCTCTAGCTTCATTTAATCCAGTCGTATCTCTTATCATCTGTAAATAATAATTATACGTTTGTATTAAAGCCCCCATCTTATTTCCTCCAGAGCCACTTGTAATTTCTTGAATCGGAACTTTACCAGGATTCATATTGCCCTCTTGAGTAAATGATCTTCCTATAACCGAACCTGTTTGAAAAAACATATTCAAGGCTTCTTGTGGATTATAATTTGTACCGTTACCTAAATCAATTTCTGCTAGACCATCTGCATCAAGATAAACTCCATCTGGAACCATTCTCGATAAAACTTGCTGAAGCTTTAAGTGTGTTAGTTGAATCATATCTGCAAAACCAGTTATACGGCTTACTAAAGATTCGATTCTGCCTTTATACATTCTAGGAGCTACAATACTGTAATTCATTTTAACCTTAGTATAATCACTCTTAGGGCGCATCATATTCTTTGCCATTTCCCATTTTAGCAACATATCCGTTCCTAAAACTAAAACCCCCTCGTATAACACTTCAAGGGATCTTGACATTTTTCCAAATTGCTCCTCCAACATTTCAACTGGTGGATCAAACTGATCGTCTCTTAATAAAATTTTACTAGCTCCTGTTCCTGTTTCTTTAACCTTATATACTTCATTCATATAAGTTTTAAAGTTAAAATACAGAATCTGAACTGTATTAGCATCGGTTTCATCGTAATTTGTTAATGATCGATCGTAGAATCCGTTATTTTGATATGCTGTTTTTGATATTCTATTCAGCTGATCCTCCGTTAAATTTGGAAATTGTTTTTTAAGTTCATTAATAGTAACGTTTTTTACTTCGCCTACATAGTATATGTCATCAAAATAAGGCGAATCTGAATAAGAGTAAACCAAATTAGCTGGATCAACATACTCAACTTTAACACCCTCTGACTTTGTAAAAGTATTTTTTACAGCTCCAATACCAATAGTAGTTAAATCATAATTTACTCTCTTTTTAGTAAGATCGTATCTATTACCGTCAAGCAAAGTTTGAATTGCTTGCTCTTCCGCTATCTCAACCGCTTGTTTATAACTTAGTTGCATATGCAGCTCTAGCTCCTCTTTTGAATCAGGTAGCGTTTCAGGGCTGTTTTCAAATAAATTAAGGCCAAAATTGTCTTTAGCAAATTCGTTAAGCTCTTTAGTTTGCATGTCCCTAATAATAGACTCCATGTAATCTGTTCGCTTACTAACCCCATAAGGGTCTTGAGAATAGGCTTTTATATCAAACGTTCTTTCTGACATTCCGTTAACAACTATATCTACAAACTTAGGTATAATTGGCACGGGCTTCCAATCTAGATTTAAGTAAGATAAATCACCGTTTATAGATAATTCGTCTTTATATTTTTGTATGGATTGTTCTCCTCTAGAGTATAGTCTTAGCCTATGAAATGTATTTTGATTACTTTCATATCTTGAATTACCTCTATCCGTTTTAAACCATTCGTCTTGAATAGCTCTACCAACTTTCAACCCATACTCTGTTGAAATTTTTTCAGCATCACTAGCAACTTGACTAGGAAAAAAACCTTTTACAACTGAATCAGCCATACTTATTTTATTATTTTCGATGTTGAACCGTCTTGTTTATACTTAACGATTTTTAAATTTAACTTTTGTTTATTAACTTCTCCTACTGGCCTATACAAGTTTTTGTTGCAAGCCATTGCTGCTAGTCCTGAACTAATAGCTGCATCAAACTTTGTTCTATTATTTATATCAAAACCAGCCCAATCATTTAAGGTGTCAGTAAAGTACATATCACCATAATTTCCATCTTCTTTTAATCCGATGTATCTATCTATATAAGATTCTATTGCCGCGGCGTGAGCCTGTTTAATGTCCTCGCTTGAATTAGGTATTCCGCCAATTTCTTTTTCTGTTACTGATAATTTGTTCCAAAGCTTATCAGGTCTGTTCATTGAGTATCCCCTATATCCTCTTCTTTTAAAATAATATAAAAGCCTAGGTTTATTGTTTTCACACAATAAAGGCATTCCATAAAACACGCAGGCCATTAATACATCTTCAAAAAACATTTCAGCGGTTTGCGGTCTAGCTATGTATTCTAAAAAGAAAGAGTTTGGAGGTGCGTCTTCCATACTAAACTTAGTTAATCCATGCAAAGCACCTTTAGATCCACTGCCGCCAACTGTGCCTGATATATCATAGCTGTCACATCCGAAAGCGCCCATGTGGTCATTTCCTGGATATTTGTATCCATTTTTAATAACTTGTCTGTTCTGCAAAATAGCATTAGGAACCCAGCTAATTTTAAATCGACCTTGCGGGTTTGGTGTAAATAAAACTTTTGAATCTTTTACACCGTTTTGCCAACTAAAACTACCAGTTGTTACAACAGCAGTATTTCGCAAATCTTCATTATAATCTATTTGTTCGTATATTTTTGCTAAATTAAATATACTGTTTTTTGTTTCATCTCTAAAAGCGTGTTCCTCTGTACGTGGAAACTGTCTATAGAATTCGTTTAAAGCATCCTGGTCTCCTTTTAATCCATCTGCTTCATTATCCCAGTGCTCTATTATTCCAATGTCTATAATGTCGCCGTGTGGCCCCACTGTTTTTTCTATAGGTTCATCAAATACAGGAGCCCCGTATTCGTCAATGAATCCTTCATAATTCCATTCCATTGGAATAAACAAAGAGTACAAGCCAGAAGCCGTTTGACCGTTTCTGTTTCTTTTTGTTACTTTAGAATTGCCGTAAAGCTTTTTAAAGTTTGAACCTCCTTTATCTAAAGCGTTTGACGTTGATCCCATCATACACTTACCAATAATTCTAGATCCTAATCTAAGAGTTGTTTTAGTTACCCTCCAGTTGTTCAATATATTATCTGGTCTTTCCCATTTTCCGCTTTCGTCGTGTACTAATAGTCTTAACTTTTCTCCATCATAGGAGTTGTCACCAGTATTTTTCCAGTCAATTGTTGTATCTAATCCCTCAAGAGTTTCTGTGCTTTTTCTGGCTTGAATAGATTTCCTGGTAAGCCTTGAGGCTGGGATTCTATAGGCAAGTTCGGTTTTTGGCCTGTCCATACCGTCTTGTATTGGCTTGAAGAAGAACGGGTAGTTGACGGAGATCGGTACAACCTTATCTGTGAACATTTTTTTAGCGTCAGAGCCAGACTTTGACAATATGCCAAACCGTGAATCCGAGGAAATTGTCGCGAGGTTAACAGTTTCAGCTGAGGACATGAACGAAAATCCACTCCTACGGTTTTTAAGGTAGCACATTCCGTAGCATCGTGAGTCTGCTTTGCAAGCTTCCCAGAATATAAAGAATAATCTGTTTGCCTCCCGGAAGTCTGGCTGCCCGACGTCAATTTTACTCCACTGCAAGTACATAAAGTGAGTACCAGTAATGTAAGTACCCACATTCTTATTATTGAACCAATGACCTTCGTCTCTTCTTTTAAATTGTTCATCTATATAGGGTTCCCATTTAGTCTGAAAGCTCTCCGGATATTCCCTCCAGTCAAATATACTGTTAATTGACTTAAGCTCCTTAGGGTACTCCTCTGGCTTCCACTTGTTATTAATTTTACTTAATTTAGCTGGAGCTTTAGGCAATGCTATCTTAAGTCCTTGTATATCGTATATTTCGCCTATTTGGCCTGTCTTGCTTATTACAACAATGTCATTTTCTTTATTGTACCCATATTCCCATTTCTTAGCTTTATTAAGCCTAGAGATGGTTGTAAGTTTTACAGGCTCTACTATTTTATATAAAGTTTGCTCGTACATTATTTAGATCTTTTTTCTGCAAATCCACTAAATGATTTCTGAATCATTTCATCTTTAGGCTTATCGTCAAGCATGTCTTGCTCGTCTTTTATTCTATTAAGAATTTCAAAAGCATCAAATATAGCTAACTTTTTAGTAGCTGCGGCGTTTTTAAGCCTATCAGCTGATATGTCGTCTCCTGAATCTACAATCTTTTCTCCTGCAACTTTTATTAACTCCTCAACTGCTTTGTGACCAGCTTGGATTATATTCAACTTCGTCTCCTTGATGTTCATATTTAATTGTAATTTGATTGGATGGCACTCTATATAATCTTTCGCCTTCAATAAAGAATTCATATTCCATACCTACTTTAAAAGAAACCAATGTGTCTTTTTCCACGCTGCCATCAGTATATTTGATTATGCCTTTACCAGGCTTTTCAAAATCTATAGAAAACATTTTGTCTTCCTTTATTGGTTTTATAAAACAAAAACCTTTTTCAGCTTTCCAAATGCCTTTGCTTTTATAGGCATATATTTGATCTGGTTGAGCGAAATACTTATCTTCTGCGTAGTAGCTTTTGCTGTTTTTTTCTTTACCTCTAATGTCATAAAATCTTCTAAAAACATTATGGTGTAAAATAACTTCGTCTCCTTCTTTTATACTTGTTTCAACGGCTAGCGGCTTTGATAGTACAACACCTTGTCTACTTACGTAATTATGATTTTGAAGCTCTGTGTTTAAAAGCAACTCGCTTCCGTCTATATTTTTAGCTGAAGTTGATCTTCCAGATTTAGGCTTAACTATAAAATTAAAAATTGATTTCATTAATATTGTAAGTCATATTCAATTGCGATTGCCATGTTCTTATTAAAATCTTTCCAAGGCAATAACTCGTTTCCTTTTTGTATATATATAGAGTACTGATTATCTTCTTCTATTATATTAGCTATAGTATGACCACCATACACTTCCTGTCCAACAGAATAGTGCATGGCGTCATTTTTATAGTCTCTTCCAATACTAATCTTCCGTATTAGGCTCATCTTCAACTTCTTTGATATCACCAGAGTTAATGTCTATGGTAACATTGCCGTATTCTTCTTTTAATTCTTTTTGAAATACTTCAAGACCGTTTTGAGCTTCAGCAAAACCGTGTAATAATTGGTGCTTTTGCACTTCAACATCGCCGATTTTTAATTGATACTGTTGCAAGTTTTTAACTAATTCTTGCAATTTAATAAGCTGCTCTTCAGATACGGCTTTAGATACTACAGGTACATCTTTTACTTTTTTCATTTTAATTATATTTAATTGTTATACTTAAGTGTATTATTACGTGTAAATACACTAATTTAGTTTGGGATTATTAATGTTACAGACGTGGGGTTTATTAAAGCTTTTATTTGGCTAGCTATACCAGCTTCTATAGATGCTACTTGCTCTTCTCCCATCGCTTCTTTTGTCCACTCAACGACTACATCGTTAGTTAGATCTTCAAATGGTATGAATGTACCATCTTCGCTTAAAGGTACTGTTTGCGTACCTATAGCTTTAGATGAATAATCTCCATCAACACCTGTCACTATCCAGTGCACGTTATACACTATATTTGTTTCACCTTCTTCTTGAGGGTGTACATCTACTGTTTTACAATTCCAATTGTATGTTATCATTTTTATTTATTTATCTGGGTTAAATTTATATATTGATCGACCTATAACTATTTCTAATTGGCCTGATTTTTCGTTAATGCCTATACTTGTTATGTTACTTAAATGACTATTTCCATCACTACCATTTTTTCCATCACTTCCAGCCGAGCCTGTTGCTCCAGTAGCGCCCTGAGGCCCCTGTAGTCCAGTCGCACCTATACTTCCATCTTTACCATTAGACCCAGCAGGTCCTTGCGCTCCTTGCGCTCCTTGAGGTCCTTGCGCTCCTGGCGTCAACGATATATCTTCAAGCTCTTTTTCTAGTTCAGCTACGCGTTTAACTAGTAAGTCAATATAGTTAATACCTTTTACTCCATCAGCTCCTACGTGCACTAGCTCAGGGTAATCATTTTCTAAATCCTCTACTAATACACCATATCTTTTTCTATCACCATCTCCTTCTTTATATTTATATTCTTTAAACTGGATTGTTTTAGCTTTGCTTTTATCAATGTTAGATATGTCTTTCTTTTTATCTGTCTGCGATGTCTGCACAAGGTTAACACACGTTACAGTGCCTTGGACTTGTAAATTTTGAGTAAAACTTGCTGGAGCTCCATAAAATATAGTATTACCACTAGTTGTGCCATTTATAAATATATCACCAAAAGCAGTCAACATCTTAAGATTACCCATTTCAAAACTAGTACACCCTAAGCTTCCATTAACATCAAGTTTCTTGCTAGGATTTATAAAACCAACACCTACGTTTCCGCCAAGTGGATTTAATGACATTTCATAAGCTATTGCAGAGGTGTTGCTTTGTGCTTGCAACCAAGAAGCTCCAACATTATTTACACCAATATTCAAGCCATAGCTAGTAGCTGTATTACTTACAAAAAACGGAGCAGTTGAAGAGCCTAAAGCTGGGTCATCATCACCTGTTAAACCTGACACGTGTAGTTTAGTTCTAGGGTTAGTTGTTCCAATACCTACGTTACCTGAGCTATTAACACGTACTCTTTCAACGTTGCTTGTTTTAAGTGTTATACTTCCTGCTTGAGTAACGTTTAAATTTAAAGCACCTGTTCCTCTGTGTATAATCTCAGAGTTTGTATTAGCTCCGCCATTATTTCTAACCAATCTAAGACCGTAGTCTGAATAAGTTGTATCACCTACTAAGTCTATAAAAGCAAATCCATTTGTAGTTCTACCATTACCTATTTGAACAAAGTTATTAGAGTTGTTTCCGTAACCAACATCTAACCCTGCACCCGTTACTCTAACACTGCCATTTACTTCTAATTTTTCATTTGGATTAGTTGTCCCAATTCCAACGTTGCCAGAGCCATTGATTACCATTTTAGTTGAAAAGTTTGTGTTAAAACTAAAAGTATCTACAATGTCGCTATATATTATTTTACCAGCAGTGTTTGTTGGTGAGAATTGCGTACTTCCCATTCCTATAGTGGA